AGTTTTGTAAAGGTCAATCATATCTTGTATGTCGTGGTCTGTAAATTTAACTGTTTGTCTGCTCTTAGCCAACAATTCATCTGCTTTTTTTTCGCCTAAATGTTTAGCAAATAAATACTGTTCACCGTATCTAAATACATTACAGGCTTGGCATTGTACTTCTACATTTTCTTCATCCCATCTTGTAGAATAATGTTTACGGCTCATAAAGTGACCAGCTTGTAATTTTTTCCAATGGTCTTTTTTACCACAAGTAACACAGGTTGCAATTTCACCGTGTCTTCTTCTAATATATTCGCTAAATACTTTGTCAAGTTTAGCTATTAAACTTTTTCTTGTGGGTTTCTTAGGCATCTAAATGTTCTAATAAAAGTTTTCCTGTATATTCGTCAAGATCTTTTATTGCTTTATAAATTAATTTAGAATTTTTTTTTACTTCAGCCTTTTCAGCTTTAGTTGAATTACTACCTAAATTGGTGTATTGTGTTGCATCCATTTCAAGTAATTGGTCTATGCGTTCCTTGACTGTCTTTTGGTATGCTTCTGCAATTCTTAGTATTTCTTCTTTCATAAAGTAAATGTAAGTATATATGTTTATTTATGTTGTTAAAAACTTTTTGATTTATGAACATCTATAATCCAAAAAAAACCTGTAACTTTACAAAACAAAAAAACGGACAACAATTAAACTTGAAAGCCGAAGTCCAAACGAAGGCGAATCAAGAAACATTCTAAAAAGGTTTGTGATTCTAACAAGTTTCTAAAATATGTTTTTTAAAATACAATAGAGTAACTATGTTCAAATGTTACCTACTTGTTTTCTTTTTTTGCACTACCAAAATAATACCCGAAAATACTTAAAGCTACACCTTCAACAATACCTAAAAGGTGTATAAAGATTTCTTTGTTAGATTCTGGAACTTCAGTAGTAACAACGGTATAAACTAAAAACGCAAATGCAGCTAAACCTACAATTCCCGTTGCGTTAAACATCCAATCTAAACCGTACTTTCTTAATTTAACTTCACGTTCCCTTGCGGAATCCCTGTCCATTACTTCAAGTTCGTAAAGTTCAACAAGGTGTTTATGTGCTTGGTCTTTTTCTTCTTCAGTTAAATCTGGGTCTGTATCAATAAGTTTTTTTACAATACCCAATAAACCACTATCTGGTAATATGTCTGCTATGGCATCACCAACGCTTGACTTACTACCTAATAAAAACCTACCTAATTTTGTATCTTTAAATGGCTTTTTGCTCATCTTTTGTAGAATTATCCCACCTTGCTTCTGTGCCTCTAATGTCGTAGTGTACAAAGGTATCGTATAAACCTAAACCACCTTCTAACATTTTACCTTCTGCAATTAACTTTTCAATTGCCTTGTGTACAGTTTTAGGTTTTAAACCTTTTACTTGTATGTCACTTGCTTTTCCAAGTAAATGCTGACTTTTTTTCTTGCCTCCTATGCGGTTATTGTGAGCTTCTGAACGGAAACCACTTGTTACATTAATAGGCTTACCTAAATGCGCTCTTAGCACCTCTAATTGACTTGCAAGTATCTTTATATTAGCCCAAACAGATTCTGGCATACCAGCACCATCTTTAGAAGCAAATTCTTTTTTATTGAAATTAGGTGTTAAAATCATAATGTAAATAATTTATATGTTGCACCTACCATTGCAGAAACACAAACCGTAAGCAACAAATAAGCATATATTTTTATTATTGTATATATGGTTTGGTTCATAATATTTTACCAATTAACATACTTGTTAAAATCATTATAAGCATCCAAAATAAACCGAACTGAAATTTATTCCAAGTAGAACCGTCTCTTTTGAATTGTAGCCATATTTTTAAGTCTATGTACTTAATTATAAAAAACTCTATTATTTTTCTCATATTATTTCTTTTTACGATTTTCAAGCATTATATACCACTTTGAAATAGTATAGCCTATTGCCACAGCAGTTAGTATAATCTTTAGTATCAAGTCTATTTGCATAAAGTTAAAAACTAATGCTAATGCGTTTAAGCCATATATTTTCAAGTCAGTTACTGTCATTGTAATAATGGAGGCATTGCAGCCCCCTTTTATTATTATTCTTCTAAAGAGTCTTTAAGTGCATTTACAAACGCTTGCTTACCAAAGTTTAGTTGTTGCAAGTTAAATTCTGAACTTTGTATTTTCCTACTTAGGTCAGAAATGTGGTTTACAATAACTTGCTGCTCTTGTGTTAAATCTTCAAAAAAATACTCTTTGTCGTCAATAGTAATTGGGGTCTTTTCGTTTTTAGCCATTACATTAAAATTTAAGGGTTATTAATTAAGTGAAAGTTCTACTTCCGTAGGGTTAATTTTAGCGTCTAATTGAGCGTCTAAGTTAGCTTCTAATGCTTCTAACTCGTCAGCTTCAAAAGAAGCCTCTAACCAACCTTTTACCATTTCTAAAGTAACATCTTCAGAAGGTATAAAATTGTCAGCAGAAGGTGCTGCTAAAGACTTAGAACCATATACATCTGCATAGTGTTCTCCGTCTTGTTTTCCTAATCGCCAATGAATTGTGTGAATTACGTTTTGTAATCCGTCTTGTTCTATTTGTGCTTTAACGCTTGAGATTGTCCAGTTTTTCATTATTGTTTATTTATTGTTTTTAAAATTGATTAGCAAATGCCATATAGATATAGGTAGAACCGCTTAAATTAAATTCTCCATTGTCAGTAACTAATTCAAATCCGTTTCCTAATAAATTAATAACTTCAAAATCGCTCCATTCTGCATTAGTTAAGTTTGGAAGCAAGCCTTTTTCTCCTCTTTTGTTGTCAAAAATCCACCAATTTCCATATGCATTGGTTCTTTTAATTAATACAAAAGCAGGCTCAAATCCTGTTACAATAGTTTGAGTAGAACTATTCCCCGTATAACTACCAAACTTGCTGAATCCTGCTTTTTCAGCAAAACAATATGCTATATGGGTATTTCCAGCACTTCCATAAGCAGTAAACACATTACTTGTTGGACTTGTATTATTCCAGAAAAATGTACTTGTTACTACTGCAGATGGTAAATTAAGATATACTCCTCTTGTATTTCCAAGACTTTGGTGGTAAGTAGACCAATTTCCTGTTGTGCTTCTTGTTTTGTAAATTATTACACTTGGCGGAACTCCTAATCCGTGTCCAATAGTATCAACACCACCTGTTGCAGTACAAGTAACAACACTAAACCCTGCAGCTACATTAGCAGATACTTGACTTGTTATTGTACCAGCTGTGTTTGTTACTGCGCTGCCTCCTGCTTTCCAACACCAAGCTACATAATTATCTCCGCTCTTATTTGTTTGAGTGCCTGTGTTTGGAGGTATTGTAAAACCATCAGAATCAAAAGAAGTAAAAAAATCAGTACTTGTTATATCTCCGTTAGTAGCGTTTGATACCAATGCTTTGTTTGTTCCTCTAACAGAATCGGTAAGAATATGACTATTTGCTATTGTTCTATCCTTTATCCAAACTAAGTCAGGTTTAAAACCAACTCCTGTAATGGATTGAGTAGAGCTTGTTCCCGTGTACAAAACAGTATTAAAACTTGTAGTCAATGGCGGCGTTGGGTCATAACCATAAAATTCAGACATAGCATCGGGAGGCGTGAAACCAGCCGTTTGAGACATACCGTGTAAAGTAACATTACTTTGAGCAACGCCAAGTTCTGTTCCTATATCGCCATATAATTCTAATTCTCCGCTGCTTGGTACTGCCATTATATCATATAGTTAGGTAGGTTAAACGTAATAACTTGCTTCTTATCTTCTAAATCCATTATTTCAGCTTTTAAACTTTCTGCTTCTGCCCTTAATGCTGCTCTTGAATCCAAAACATCTTGTGGTATTTCAGTACCCAATTCAAGTTTCTTTATATAATGGTAATCTGTTTTAAAAAACTCTTGGTGTAAAGTATGGTCGTAGTTATTTATAACCATTTCTTTATACTCTTCAAGTGTTAAAACTAACTCCCTGTCTTGTACGTCTTGGGTAAATATTTCGCCATTAAAATATAAATCGCTTACTTCTTCAATTCTTGAATCATATTTCGGTCTTACTAAATCAAAGAAACCAAACAGTTTTAAAGTATCGTCTGAAAGCGTGTCGGCGTCTTTAACAATTTGTCCTTCAACGTAAGGTAAAGAATCTCCATTAGGGTCTAAATTATGACCTTCAATAGTTGGTAAATATTCAGCTACCGTTAAAAATGCTTTAGGCATTATGCCGTATTGTTTTACTTCGCCTTTTTCTAATCTTGCTTTCATATTACTTAGCCTTTAATATTTCAATTTCTTGTTTTAATTCTTTTACCGCTTCAATAAGTACACCTACAATTTTTTCGTAGTCTACTGTTTTGTAAGTTCCGCCGTCAATCATTGGCATTTCTTTTTCCCTTACTAACTCGGGTAGTACTTGTTCAACTTCTTGTGCTATAAGACCTAAATCTTTTTGTCCTTTACGGTTTCCGTTATTCCAAGTATAAGACACACCTCTAAGATTAGAAACCTTGTCTAAAGCGTTGTCTATGGTTTGTATATCGTCTTTAAGCCTTTGGTCTGAAATAGTAGTTGAGTATGCAATAACGTCTCCGTCCACGTGAAGGTCGCCGTTTGATTGTAAACGCATACGTTCTGTTCCATTATCTTGCCCCGCGGTTGCTCCAGTTTTAAAAGATAAATTTTGAGTATCAATAGCAATAACCGCATCACTACTATTTCCTGCAAATAACATTAAAGAAGCGGTATTTCCATCAGAAAGTGTAATACCTGTTCTTGCGGAATTTCCATTTGTTACTGAAATTCTTGAATAATCAACGCTTCCACCAACTAATAAATTTCCCCCACTTGTAATACGCATACGTTCAGAGTTATTGGTAGAAAATATCATAGGTACTGAATTAGTTGCTAAAAAATTCATAGCATCACTACTGTTTACTGTACCTAAATAACCTGTTCTTTGTCCTGTAGAATCTCTAAAATCAATAAAAGTTCCGTTTAAATCAGAATTATTATTTTCTAATCTTATTAAACTACCATCTCCCCTAATATGTAACTTAGTACTTGGACTACTCGTACCAATACCAACATTCGTTCCATTATCATATATAACACTATTCCCAATAGTATCTCCGTCTGTCCATTTTGGCACATAATTAGTTGTACCACTTCCGTCTATTCCTGAAACAGTTGAGGCAATAGTAAAGTTTGGATAAGTTCCTGTTATATCAATACCTGTTCCTTCGGTTAAAGATACAGTTTGGTCGGGTGCAGTATTTGTTACTGTTACTGCTCCTGTTGTTTGGTCTACTGAAATTCCTGTCCCTGCATTTACTGAATTTACATCTCCTGCGTCATCGTTGTAAAGTTCTGTAAAGTTACTGTTTACTTTGTCAAATGCGGTTCTTAATGGGTCACCTGTACCATCGTTTGCACTTGCACCTATGTTTATTGTTTGTTTAGCCATTGTTTAATATATTGTTTTATCTGCGGTTATATAAGTTACATCCAATGTTTCGTTTATTGTATCTACTCTTAGCCAGCTACCATCTATGTCAAAAGGATATGCTGAACCCCAACCATTTGCTTCGTTTACGTTTCCCCACCAACTTTCTTGTACTACCTTAGTTGAAGACCATACACTTAAAACTAAATCAAATAGTAACCTAAATAGGTTTTTTGCCATTTCTGTTTATTTTTTTTAAAAACAACTTTAACTTTTTTATGTTTTCTGCTTTTACCTTGTATCTTTTTTTTAAATCACCCAACCTGTAAAGTTTGAATCTGTATCTGGGTACATATCGTCATTTACATTGTCATTGTACTCTGGATACGTTGCTTGGTTAAAACTCATAAAATCAATAAAACGTCTTGTGTAGTGTTGTGCTACATTACGTTCTTGTTCAACTAAATAATCAACTTCGTCTTTATCTACACTTTGTGCCGTTTCTGAAGTGTGTTTATATACACCACCGTTTG